TCTGCTGTTGTCCGAAGATGCCAGCCCCGTTGAAATCGGTTTCACCCGTGTCTATAGACTGCATAACGGGTTCCATTATGCTCTTCCGGGTCATCCGGTAGCCGGTTTTCTCGTCGTAAGCGGTCTTTATGATGCCTGTACCGTACATCAGCGCGGATTTGAACGCTTCGACGAGCGGGAGATACGCCTCAGAACGGTCTATACTCCACGACAGTAAAGTTTCCATCTGCTCCGCGCCCTGTTCGTCCTCCGGTTCCTCGGGATAGACGTTGAACGTGGGCATCTGAGCGACCAACTTGGGGAGTATAGTTTCTATAAGATAGAAACTTAGGGGGAACCACACGTTGCTGCGCCATTCACCTTGCTTCCGCTTGGGCACGAAGCTCCGGTACATCTTGTAGTACCGACGCCACTGCTCCATATAACCTTGTTTCGCGGCCTCAGCATCCGTGAATGCCTTGAGGACCCAGGTGAGGAGGTTCCGCTGACCCTCTTCTGTGTTAGGAAGTAGGTCTTCCTTGTCTGATTTCAGGTCAAGAGGTATATCCATACGTTATCCAGTCATCTCGTCGGCAGGCTCATACAGCGTAGGGGAGTCACCTTGCCACCCGTGACGGTGCTCACGCGCCATCTGGTTAGCGATAGCGAGGGCTATCACCCGGTCATCGTGGCACCCTTCCTCCGCCATAGGCTTTCCGTTCTCCCAAATCACGAACGTTACCATCTCTCGGACGATATCCTTGGAGGGTATCTCAATCTGTCCGAGTCTCACCTTATGCCCTAGCTCATCGAGCATCGGCATCCGGGTCTCTACGGTGGTTTTCCACCCGAGGGTTCGGCTGGTCCTGCGTGTGAGCTTATTCATCTCTCGGTGCCAATACAGCCGTGGGTACCTGTAATGCTCCCTCAGGAGCCTCAGGACCGTCTGCCCCGAGCTGTGGGACCTCTCTACCCCGATGAGGGCCACGGAGCGAGCCGCGCCTTCGCCGCAGGAGTACCAGTTCCCCAGGAGTCTCAGTTGCTCTGCGAACACTTCAGGAGCTACGCGCCCGTGAAGCTCAGCGACCACTTGGTCCGTGTCCACCCTATAGACCACGGCGGAGGAGTAGTCCCGTCCGCCCCGCTCTTGGGTGCTTGAGTTCCCACCCATGCGTTCCGCAACCAACTTACCTTCTGCGGTATCAGCCCCGATGACGTAATGCCCTTCGTCATCAGGGTTCTCGAACACCCGCAGGAACCCGCGTGGGTTGGGTCTATACACCACGAGCCTGTCGTTCAGGCCCAACATCCCTCGGGTCTTCGCTTCTCCTGAGGTTCTGGTCATCAGGCGTATCTGGTCCTCATCGAAGAAACAGGCACCGCTGACGAGGAACGCTTCCTCTGCGGTAGCAGGGTATTCCTGCTGGAAGTTCCGTACCGCGTCCCTGCCGAGTCTCTGTCTATCCCCACCGAACCGCTCCACGATGACGGCTCGCCGCCACGCGAGCTTGTCTAGACTCAGCGTGTGGAACTCGCCCTCGTAATATATACCCTCGGTGAGAGCCTGCTTCTCGAAATCGTCCGGGTCGTTCAGGATGAGGTCGCGGGTCTCATCGTCAGGGACCATCTCGTACTCTGAGTGAATCCACCACGGGAGGAAGATGGCGAGCCAGTTAGACTCACCGTTCACTGCGGACTCCCACATCTCGTGGAACAATCCGCCTGCTCCCTTGGCGGTGGACTCTATGATTATCTCAGAGTTGCTCTGCGGGACCGCCTGCATCAGCGATATCCAGGCTTCGTACCCTGTGGTCCCCCAGTACGCTAACTCAGAAGCATGGAGCAGGTGGATGGTCTGCGCTCGCCCTGCCTCTGTGTCACTCGCTGGCCTTACGGAGATATCCGAATCGTGGACGAAACTGAGGTGCTTCCGCCTCCCCACAGCTTTGCGGGTAGGGGCTAGTTCGGGTGGCAGATGGTCGTAATATCGAGCATATATATCGTATAGGACCCCTGCTCGTTCGAGACTGTCAGCAACGACCATGGCAGACGTAGCGGGCCACAGATGTAGTCTCCGAAGGAACCTGGCTGCCACATAGGTACTGACGCCTTCCTGTCGGGCTTTGAGGACGATAGCTCTGACACGCCCTGTTTCCTTCCGCTGCTGGGATATCTTCTCGTGGACTATCTTCTGCGCCTCGTTGAACTCAAGGTAGTTCAGCGTGGCGTCCTTCTTACGAATCTGAAGACAGACTTTGCAGTATAGCTCAAGGTCTCTGCGGAAATCTCTGATGAGGTCGTTAGTCGCTTTCTTGGTCATCAGGCCCTATCTCCGCGAGTCTATCCTCGAACTTGGTGGTCCCCTGGGAAGCTCGTGGTCCTTGAGCTTTCTCGAACTCTTGGAGCCGCTTGATGACTTCACCTGCGGCCTTGAGCCGTATGCTCATCATCTTGTCAGCTTTGTCCCCGAGCAGAGCCGCCTCGTAGACCTTGAGGGCGTGAGGCAGGAGGAGGGCTAGACCTTTCTCCGCTATCTTGGCCTGGGACTTACCTTCCTGTTCCAGAGCCGCAGCGAACTCCGGGTCTTCCGCTTTCCAGCGAGCCACAGTGACCCTGTGGACCCCTGCCGCTTTCCCCGCCTCTTCCTGGGTACCACCCTCTGCGAGCACCTTGAGAGCGATAGCTTTGGCGTTGGTGTCTGCTGGTTTACCCATGTAGTTCTTCGGGGTTGACGACGTACTCAGGACCAGACATCAGGTACTTCATATCCTTGCCCTTGGTCTCTTCCAGGTACCGTTCCTCGGAGTCCTCACCGAACTGGTCTCGGATGGCCTCGGAGTCGTAGTAGTTCTTCAACTCTCTAGACTCGAAGCCGGAGTAACTGACCTGGAAGCCCTTGGCACGCGCAGCGAAGCTGAGCCCACAGTTGCAGGCCCAGCTTCCTCTGTTACAGGTTGTGCAGTATGTAGCCACTAAGTAGGAAGTATACCATACTCCTTAGGCTTTGTCAAGCCTTTACGGTGGAATAGATAGTATCCTGCTCCAAGGACCAAGAAGCTTACAGGGATGAAGCTCCCTGTGTACCAGAGCCACATCACGAACAAAGACATCAGTATGCCTGTCCAGAGTACCGCGAAGGCGATGAGAGGAGCTACACAAACGCTGGCGATAACCAATCCGATTCGTTCCATGCCGAAGCCCACCTTTTCAGGTGGGCGATGGCACGGTCTTAGGGTCTTGCTCCTAGGACCCTAGCGGAAGTTGGGGTTCCGTATACCTTCACCCTATCCACGGGTATCAGAGTAGTTGCGGTGAAGAGGAGATTCTGGTTTCCCTGAATCCTCAGGGAAGAGGAAGTCTAGGAACTGACGCGCATCCATCACGTCACGATGGATGCGCTCTACGGTTCTCGAAAGCTCTTCAAGCGGTTCCGCTCTATGCTCGCTTTCCATCCCCACGCTCGCAGTCTATCTATCTTCTCTTCGCCAAGGGTCTCCTCTAGACCCTTGGCTCAGTTTCTCTTCACTCGGTCGCTATCCTCTTGTCGCTCCCTCGTATAAGAGCAGTATACAACTTCCCAGGGAGGGTGTCAACCTAAAGAGGAAAGAAAATCGATACACCACAACATCTGGTGGTTACAGCCCGTAGATTCTTCTCTCTGGGGACCCTCGTTTTTCTCTGTGTTGCGGTGTAGCCGCAGTTACGGAGCGGGGGACCCTCCGTTTACGGAATGTAGCGCACGAGTTTTTGTAGGTACCATATATTAATAGAGGACCCGCGAACTCCTGTTTGTCCAATCGATATCCGAATGCCTGATATCCCTTGCATTGCAAGGCTTTCCGAGGGCTAGAATCGACTAATGCCACACAACCAGCCTGTTCCGAGGGTAGGGCCGCTGAGAATCGTTGCACCGCAACCCACTTGACCGTCGTGCTAATCTCTCCTCAGGTCGGCACCGCGCCGACCGGGCCGCACCTTGACAACGGAAGAGGAGGCAAACCCGATGGCATGGGAAACCACGTTCACGGCGGATTTCGGAAGCATCGCGGTGGTGGCGGGCCACAACGGCGGACAGCGTAGCGTCCGCATCGTCAAGCCCTATACCGATGGCAACGGCGACCGTTCCCTGAATGTCTCAGGCCGTATCGGCGGCG